GCATTTTTCCATGTGCCAGCGCATGTTTCGCGTTGGCGATCTCCAGGACATCTTCTTTCAATTGCAGGGACATATGCTCAAGTTCGCTCGGCGGCACCCCCACCAGCACCAGTTCCGCATTCGTGATCCGCTCGATTTCATCCGGGTAAAACCGCACGCTCCCCGGCGCTTTCACCGCCAGAGCATAGTCCCAGGCTAGTTTTTTGCTGTTTTCTGCGCCTCGCCTGTACGCAGCATTTCAAGAATATCGCCATATCGCGGGGATTGAATCCAGTCGAAATTCTCCGGCTTGCTCCAATCAATCTCCTCCGGCGCTGTCGTCAGTAACCATTCACGCGGCACGCTGGTCAGCACTTCAGCCATCAAAGCCGCCTGCTCGTTTGCCAATTTTTCCAGGTCGTCCCATGCCTTTTCAACGCGGTCATAATACGCCTGGACTTCATCATCATCCGCCTTCAGCGAGACAGGCCGCGAGATGATCGTCTGTGCCCGGCCAGCATTCGCCAGGCTCTTCCCAAACGCTTGATTCCACTGGCGGCTAACCTTCGTAAAATCAAACGTCGGCTTTTTTCCGTTCTCGCTCATACACGTCCTTCCAGTCTGATCTTTTTATTCCCCTCGCCTTGAGGGAGAAGGGCTAGGGGTGAGGGTTCTTAGAACGTATCCCCGGCAAAAATATTCTTCGTCGGCGTACCGGTGCCAATGAGACTGTATTCCAGCGTCACCAGAGTCTTATCGTGATTGGTCGTCGGGCCATCGATACCCGTTATGAGGAAATTCTGGTCGTGACACGGCTTTCCGGCAGCATTGCCCTCTGGTCCATGGATAACGCGCACAACACTATTCGCGGTGGTAAGTGCTGCCATATCCGTCGCCGCTGCCACATCGTCATAAACCAGCGTGATTGTCGCCTCGACACGCTTTAATTTCTCAGCGTGTTTCTCCCAATCAACACCCGCCCCTGCGCTCACATCCTCATCGCCAATCGCGAGTTTCGGCTTGAAGCTGCGCCACCGCGCTTCCACGTTGACGGCGTTCATTCGCAGATAAATGTCATTTGCGCTGTATTCAGCCATAATTACTTCCTCTCCATCAAAATTTCGTATTGGTGCCCTGCGTGATAAATCCGCTGCGCCCCCTCGAACTTGTCTTCAATCCAGATTTCCCGGCCTTCAGTGACCGTCAAAACATCCCAATCCGCATGGATCGGCAGTCGGGGATCGATGTCTTGTCGTCCGCTGTTATGCAGCAGCCCGCTAATCACTTCCTGCGCCCCCAGCGCCGCTGCCATCCCCAGCGCCACGCATTTCACGCTGATCGTAAATCGCGCGTGATCCCGACTCGGCACGCTCAGCGCCCGTCCGCCCGCCGCGTTGAAAAACACGACATACGGCCTCACCAGCGTCGATCCGGCCTCGCTCAATGGCTGCACCCGCGTTCCCCAAATGGTCGATGCGCCATTCAAATAACTGAACAGCACCTCGTTCACTGCCTGATGTGCGCCAACAGCCATTACTTTTCCAGCCCCAAATTCTGTTGCGCATCTTTTTCAATGCGCTTTTGGGCGTCGTCAAACGCCGGCGCAAAAAATGGCCTGGGCGCAATATCTTCCGTCCCGTCCTCCAGCCACAGCCCATATTCCACGCCGTCACTGATCGTCCGCTCAAACTGTGCCGTTGGTTCCCATCCTATCGAGTTAATCAGCGTGCCAATATCCACATTCGGCGGATACCCTGGCTGGCTGGCGACGTGCGTCACGCTGCCCCGCGTGTACGAAATCCCAGGCGGCGACGTGCCAAAACTCAACTTAATTTCTGTCACAATCGATTCTGCGAAGCCATCCAGCCAACGGCTGACCTTGCCCGGTTCTTCCCGCAGCAGCTTGTCAAGCCCGCTCGTATCCAGCACAACTTCATTCGCCATCGCTATGCCCTCGCCCGTGTGATAATCGCCCCGGCATACGCTTCATCTGTCAGGCCGTCTTCCACATCGACCACATGAAAAATTCGCCCGTCGGACATCGTGATAAGATCATCCGTCGTAAACGCCGTCCCCACCGGGCAAATCAGCCGGTACATTTCTACGATTACCTCTTGCGCCCCCACGTCCCTCGTCTGTGAGCGATTGCGCTGCCCGACGGTAATCACCCGACAACTCACATTTTGAGCCACGATCTCCGTGTTATCGTGCAGCGGTTCGCCCATCGTGCCTTTCACGCCCGTCTCGCGCGTAATCGTGCAGGTCTCCGTCAACATCTCGTTGACGTTCCGCCGCACGAGTGCGATTGTTCGGTCACTGAATCTGGGCATTCACATCCCCTTGCTTTTGCGATCAGTTTACCGCCGCCCGCCCCCTCCATCGCACACCTTGCCTTGACTCCCCCTCTCTCGCTTGCGGAGAGGGGTTAGGGGTGAGGTTAATTTCATTTCCGATAAGCCACCTTCTCCGGCCTCAATCGTCCAACAAATCGGCGAGGCTCTGATTCTCATAATCCGGCGATTCCGTCATCAACGTATCAGGCCGCCAGGCGTGTTGACCGCCGCTGCTCGCGCGTGGTCCAAGCGCAAACTTCTGCTTTTTCTCCGCCAGCAAATTCTTCCAATTCTCCGCGCTCCGCCGCCAATCGATCTTCAGCCAATCCGCCTGCATGTCCGGCTCGTGATTCAGCCGCGCGATGATCGACGTGATGCAGCTCACCACCGTCGCGCCCACAACACTCGTTTCGCCAGCTTCTTCCGCCAGCACGAAGTTGATTTCCTCGTCGCTGAAAATGGCCGTCGTGGATTCCGTGTCGCCGATGTGGTAGCGAACGCGCGTGAGATTTGTCACCGTCACCAGATCATAAGTAAACGTCATGGCCTAATCCAGCCACACGATGACGGTGAAAGTCAGGTCAGTGGCTAACACATAGTCAGGGGTCGCCGTGCAGACGATGTAAAAATAGAGATTCCCATCATCAGCGTTGAAATCGATATTCGTATCGTCCCCATCCTTAATCACCTGCTTGATGATGTTGATCGTATCATAATCCCCTGATGCAATCGGGATAGCCCTAAGCCTCTTTTTGATGTCAGCCGCTGTTATCGCACTAGCAAATGCAGCATCATTGGCTATGGTCGTCGGAGCAGCACGGAAAACATGAATGGTTAGAGCAGCACCGATATTCCCTTCATCGGTCAGGATGATCCCTCGGATCACGCCGCCGCCACCAGCACTCGCCACGTTGACAGTGATTAATCCGCCAACAACATCGCCCGCCGCATAAGCGGTAGTGCTGATAGTCAGCGGCTTCTCAATCGTCTTCGTCTTGTTAAAGATCGTCATACCCGCTCCTTTGCTGAACCCATGTAGGGGCGCACGGCTGCGCGCCCATCTTAGAGTTAGTTAGGTGTCCACCACAGGATCAAGGAAACCAGCGGTGTTAACGGCATTGTTGGCATAGTTTTCAGTGCCATAGCAGCTTGCAAGCGCGATGCTTCCTGCAACCGCCGTCTTCGTCGAATGGCAACTATTCCATCCAGCATAGCCCGTTGTGTTTGCCAGCAGCGAAATCGGGATATTGCCCGTCGAGTTGATGATGATGAATCGGTTGCCGACGATTTCGACATTCAGCGAGGCCGTCGTTGCGCCGACAATCACCCCGTTCGCCGGGTTTGACGTAGCGAACCCGCTCAGATGAGCAAAGTTGTTTCGGATTTTCGCCCGATCCGCGCCAACGAGACGTATCCATTCCATCAACGCCGTCGCTGCCGTCGCCGTTTGCACCCACGAGCAGTTCTGGACAGTCAGGTCATCCGCCGCCGCTGTCGTCAGGATGAATTGCAAACAGGCGCAAGCCGCCGTCTCCACAAAATCCACCGCGTCAATCGTGCAGCCCGCCGCCGTGATGTTAAAGACCTTCACAACCGCGTCAACCGATGTTGCGATTCTCAGGTTGCGAAACGTCACATTCGCCGCGCTCACCGCAATCGTGGTTACTGTTGTCGCCAGGGTAATCAGCGGGCGCAGGTTGCCCCAGCCCAAACCGATAATACTTATCCCAGCAACGTCCGCCGCAATCGCCCCTGCCCCGCTGATGCTTTCCGAATGGCCAGGCATGACGACAATCACGTCGCCTTTCGAGGCCGTGCAGAGTCCAATCGCGTAATCAATCGTTGCCAGTGGCCGCAGCGCGCTCCGCCCATCGTTGCCGTTGTTGCCTGTCCCGCTGTCAACAAAGAAATACTTCCCTGTCGTCGGGGGTATTCCATCCCCGCCGCCAAAAACAGGCACGCCAGCAACCGCCAGCCCCGTAAAATTTGTAACCATGTTCACCTCACTCGTAGCCGTCGTTTATAAAATGACCCCGCCACAGGGCGAGGCCATCAGCTCTCAGAAGAAATCTTATCCGCCTTGATTAGGCAACTTCGTGACCGTAGACCCAGATGTGGGTATCCCAACCAAAGCTCTGGCGCATGTACCCGCGCATACGCAGTTCCAGGTCAAAATCACTCTTCGGGTCAACTTTGAATTCTGGGCTTACGCGCCACCACCAGCGCAGGTATTGCTGGGCGAGGGTGCTGTCCGTCAAAAACCAGTTGTTGGTATCCGTCAGCAGCGGTTCCACGATATATCTCAGCCCGCGATTTGCGTTGATCGCATTGTTCGCGTTGTCATTGCGCTGAACACTGTTCACGACCTCATCAGCAGTCGCTTCCAATTCAATCGGGACGACCAGCACATTCGGATTCGACATGATAACGTTGCCGGCTTCGTCTTTCCACTTCCGCATCAGTTGGCGTGTCGTAACCACGCTGTCATGAGTCAAAGCACTTGCGCCTTTGTTGTTGAAGCTCGGCTTCGTGCCGCTGCTGTGGTTCGTTGCGCACAATGCTTTGCCATCTGGCCCGGTGTACGAACTGGAAAAAGCGTTGACAAAGACACTCGCCATCTGGTTCGCAACTGTCCGGCTGAAACCCGCCGCGTTTTCTTCGGTTATCGACTGAATCAGCCCGTATTCAGCATCGTCCAACAGAGCGCGCTTGATACGGATACCCCGCGCATATTCATCGTGACGATAACTCGCCAGGTCGAGCGGATCGGGAT